GCTAAAATGTTTTCGCAACAGTTTGGAACTAAGATTACTCTAAAGTCTCAACAGACAGGTAAGATGTATGGCAAAAAGAAATCTAAAAGAGTTTATACCTCACGAAAGAATTCCAAAAAAAACTAGCATAGGTAAAAGACCCAAGATGTCTAGTATGAATAAACATAAGAAGAGATCTTATAAAGCTAAGAACAGAGGTGGTAAATGATAGATAAATTTTTATATAATTTTTTTGCTGCATTAGATAAATTTGCAGAACATCTTGATAGAATTTTTTTTCCTAAGAAAAAGAAAAAGAAATGAACAGAGTTAAGTTATTTTTAAATAAATTTTCATTAGCTTGGATAGCTTGTATGATTTGTATGGTTCAAGGAAACTTATCTGTTTTAAATTTACATCATGCTAAAATTGCTGCTAAGACAGGATCGCTAACAGGAATTATTGTTGTGTTGATGTCATTAGTACCTTTACAATTTAAATACAAGTTACCTATCTTTATGTTTATAGGTTGTTTCATTGGTGATCTTATTACTCATGACACACATTATGGTTACTGGTGGACCGAAGCTGCAATCACTGCATTGGTTGCATCAAGTTTATCTTACATTATAGCACTTACCCCTGCAGGTAAAAAATTAGAGAATACATTGAAATGAAAAAGAATACATGGATACTACCTTTACTTGGCACAATCTTATTAGGTTTATCTAGTTATGTATTAATTACAGTTGTTGAGTTGCAAGTACATATTGGTATGCTATCTGAAGAAATATTATCTATAGATAAACAGATAGGAAGAATATATAATCATATAGATAGAATGATAGATTAACTGTAATCTCTTTCTATTATCATTTGAAGATAATGAATAGCTTTCTCTATATCCTTACGTTTGCCCTTCTTCTTATGTCGGCATATGTACTTAATGGCATTGCCTTCAGCGAATGGTAAATTATTTTCATTTATAAAGTAAGCAGGTTGCACTCTCATTTTTGAATAATGATCGCCATCAACCTGAGTATTTAAGGTTTCATAGTTCATATCTTTAAATATATTTTTATCAGTCAAATTTTAACCTATAACGACCAGGACGATATTTTCGTTCTGGTTTTTGTTTTATATAATGATTTCTTCGTACTCTAGATATATCATTCTTAATAGCTTTTGCAATTTTTTGATAAGTACGATCTGGATCTAAATCAGCTAATCTACACACAGTTCTAAAATCTGTTGAGTTACTAGTAAGCCAAGCAATAGCTTGATCTCTATAATACTGATAGTACACATCTACACCTTTATAACTAGCATCATGGATTGCTTGAACTATTACAGATAAAAACAATCTTTGTTCAGGTGTCCTGTTCATCTACAACTTCATAAGTCATACGATGATCTACAGCATCTACTTCCTGCCAATTTAATGTCTTAGAGTCAATAGCCTTAACAATCTTTAATGCTTCAGCATCTGACTCTGCATTAACAAATATTTCTGTATAAGCAGGAAGTGTAACCCATCTTTTAAATTTATAAATCATATATTATTTTTACGTCTACTTGCTTCTAATGTTCTAAACAAATCTATTATAATACCTTCTTTATCTCTTTTATTCTCAACTGTACTCGCTTCAACCTCTGCTTCAAATAATTCCTGAACAGCATTCTGATAAGTTTCACTCGCATAGTAGGTTTGCTCTTTGGCAGATATGCTCTTATCATTTGTGTTGCCAGTAATGTGTAAAGCTTTCTTTCTTTTAAGAAGCCTATCCAAATACTTAACTTTAGCATTAGCTTCAGCATTTTGTACGTCTGTTTCTGCAAGATATTTCAAGGCTTCTTCTAACCTCTTTTCTGTAATCATTACTATTCTCCATATATTTTTTATACAAATCTTTTATACTTTTATCTTTATCAAAAGTATCAATACCCATCAACTCTAATTCTAATTTAAATAACAAATAATTTTTCATAAAAAAAGGGCAGGATCTTTCGATCCCACCCATCACGTTAACTAACTTTAGGGAGATGACGTGTTCTGTTAGAATGGTGCATCTTCCAGATCTTCTGCAGTATCCATCTTTTGATTTAAGATGTCTCTTACAATTAGATCTAGGTTTCTATGTATTTCTGGTGTAACTTCTTTACCAGAGCTTAACCAAGCTGACATAAGATTACTCATAGTCAATCTATACTTTTCTTTCCATTGACCTGCAACATCTCTGACAGCTTTAACTCCAGAAGAACTAACCATATTGTTTGTAGGCACAGCTACTTCACCATCAAGTAATTCTATTGAATTAGCAGTTTGGTATTGTTTACCACTTTTACTAGTACGTATTGGTAAAGCCTCAATCTTCAATCTAGCACCTTTCTGCCATCTTGAAGTACCCATAGCTTCACCATAAATAGTCATGTCAGTACCATCGTCTTTAGTAACGTATACTGTAACACCACCATTATCTTTCTCAAATGCTCTTTTAAATGAACATTCAAATGTCTCAGTTTCCATATTTCTCCTATTGATTTGATTTATTATATTTCCTATTTTTTGCATAGTTATTTATACACTATTGTAAACAATCTTCCCATAGTTTTTTTGCAAAATCTATAGATCCTTCAGATCCTTTCCATCGGAAGTTGTCCATTGTCAAAGGGAACAATCGGACAGCATCCTCTTTAGTTTTACATGTATTTAGTATATGTTCTATGTGTTTCATTGCATTGATAATCTCTTTTAGATCATCACGACCAACCATATCTACACAGTATTGATCTGTTGGTGAGCAATATAATAGCATAGTTTCTTTGCCAAATACCTCACGATATAAACATTGTTGTCTAATATCTGCAGGTTTTGGATACCATCTAGCATCAACTTTGCCTGATTTTAAACGTCTAATGTATGCTGTAGCTTTAGTATCTACAATCACTTCATCAAACTCAAAGTCAGTCTTACATATAACATCACGTTCCAAACCCCATTTAGTACCTGGTACTTGTAACTCATTCTGCCATGAAACTACTTTACCAAACTGTGGTAGCTCTTTTACAAACTTGTTTGCAATAATAGCTGCCCAATTGTATTCATCATCTATATGATCAGTTGGTAACAGATCGTCCATTTCATCACGACTATGCTCAAGATATTTTCTTTTAGCAAATTCTGTGATACTATCTTCATCAGTGATTTGGTTTTGAAGTGCGTTGTTAGCTGCATCTTCAGCTGCTAAACCCATTATCATTCTAGCATTGGGTTGTGACTCAAAATCAAATAGCTCATTGATAATCCAAAATGCAGGACTATCAATAAACGTATTAGTTTTTGAAGCAGAATGTCTATACTCAATTTTCATATTCATCTCCTTATGGTTAATAATATACAAAAGTATTTAGCTTCTACCTTTAACATATCAATAGATGTATTAAAAGGTAAAAAAACAGCAAGATGTGAACAAGATTATAAAATATATAATCTGTCTATCCTGTTGTGTTGGATTTTACACCCTACACAAGTGTATGGGAGTAAAAGCCTTATTGCTCGTCATCATAGATGTTCAAAGAACAGAGTCTATAGACTAAACAAATATTATACACACAATATTAATTTCAAATCTTTTGTTGATAAATACAAGGAAGATTATAAAAATAATTATGCGTCAGATTGAAAAACCAGAACTTATATCTACAATCAGAGATAAGAAAAAGATCTGGTTAAACATTAGAGAATCACGTCTAATGTATATGTTTCATCGTAAGCTCATATCTATAGAAGAATATGAAGCTGGATCTAGATATAGATTAGCATGTGAACTCATAGGTGGCAGCTCTGGTAACTATCTTAAAGAACGTGTTGATGGTATGACAAGTGATCATATTACATCAGCTCTTGGAGCTGCATTATCAGTTGAAGAATGTGACCAAGAAATTGGTCCTACATTCGCAAAAACTATGAAGTTATTTTGTTGGCATAACTTTGGAATAATTGAAATAGCTAATCAATTAGGTTTGACAGAACGCAAAGCATCTAATAGAGTTCATGAAGGATTAGCAAGATTAAGTATTTATTATGGCTACACGAAAGTGCGACACACTATTAAAGGACAAGGAACTAAAAATAAAAGACAAAAAGTATCTGAAGTGGGTAGCAAGTAATCCTTGTATAATCTGTCAGCAAAATGGTTGTAATGCTCATCATATTACGTATGCACAATTTAGAGGTATAAGTCAGAAAGTTGGTGATCAATTTACAATACCATTATGTGTTAAACATCATCATCAATTACATAATTGTGGTATGTCTGAACGAGATTTTTGGAGCAAGATTGATATAGATCCATTACCTATTTGTAAGATATTTTATGATCATCATCAAAACATGTGGAAAAACAAGGATTTTTTCTATGATGACTCTATGCTTTGGATAGAGGTATATAACAAACTTGTACCTAAGATTAAGAAAAACATTGATTTTCTACTGCAACCCAAATAAATATATTAGTTATCCTCGCTAGAGGTACGTTCTTATGGCAAAAATATATAAATTTACTAAAAACAAAAAAGCATACTCTGAAGAATTTTTAGCAGGTGTTAAACCTGAAATCATTGGTGATTTTATCCAAGAACAAAATCCTACAATGTCTATTAAAGCTGCAGATGCTATGGCTCTTGCAATTATCTATAGTACCTATCTTCAATTAGTTTTAGATGAAGAAGGTTCTCATCAATCTATTGATGATTATAAAGATTATATATGGACAGCTAATGACAAAAAGACGTTACACTAAAAAAAAAAAATCAATAAAAGATAAAGACTCTAAAGATATGCCCTAT